ACCGCGCTTTCTCATGCGAGCCCGCTAGGGCGAGCGGTCCCCGTTGCTGGGTGGATTTGTCTTTCTAAAGGCTGCCAGTTTAAAATGCAGCCGGCGCCAAGGACTATAAGATGCTTGTATGTGGGATCGCACTATGGAGGGCTTTTATCAAGCACCTCCTCTTTTGCCTTTGGGTGTTCGGCCTCAGGTTGCTGCTGCAGCTCCTTACAGCGGAAGTCTGCCGTGGAGTCGCGTCGGTGAGGTTGCTATTTTCACCTTTGTTGCAGTGCTAGGGCTGTACCTGCTGTGGCTTTGGGTGTTGCGAGATCTTTTCTTTGTTGTTAAGGCTCAGCGAGGTCGATCTACGGAGGAGCTGCACTTTGGGCCCACTGAGGTCCCTTCAGTACCCTCTGCAAGAGTAGATCTGTCGGCGCCTCCTGTAGGGCCTTCCGGTACAGCCCCGCCGCGCCCGTTCCTAGGGTAGGCGTTGCCTGCAGCATGTCATCTTCCGGTGCGAAACGCAAGAGGTCCGATGAGGGATCTTGGTCGAAGCGTAAGTCTGGTAAGAAGCAGCCGAGAGTGTCCTCCTCTCGTCGCGCTGGCCCTGCCCGAGGGCCTCGTCCTGCTCTTCAGATCGCCAACTATCAGGCGGCGGGCACCACTATGGTAACTGTCCCTTCGGGGGGCGTTTGTGAGTTGCTTGCTACCTATGCCCGAGGTTCTGATGAGGGCAACCGTCACACCAACGAGACTGTGACGTACAAGGTCGCTATGGATTACCACTTCGTGCTTACAGCAGCTGCGTGCAGGTACTCGTCCATCGGTGTTGGGGTCGCGTGGTTGGTGTATGACGCACAGCCCACGGGCAACGCCCCCCAGGTTACAGATATATTTCCGCATCCGGATTCTCTGGTTGCGTTCCCGTATACTTGGAAGGTCGGCAGGGAAGTGTGTCATCGCTTTGTGGTTAAGAGGCGGTGGACTTTCACGATGGAATCAGACGGGAGGATTGGCTCTGACATACCTCGCTCGACGGATGCTTGGCCGCCCTGCAAGCGGAGTATTTACTTCCACAAGTTTGTGACCGGACTCGGTGTAAAAACGGAGTGGAAGAATGTAGCGGACGGAGGAGTCGGTGCCATTAAGAAGGGTGCCCTGTATTTTGTAATTGCCCCTGGCAATGGTCAGGAATTTACCGTGCATGGAAATGCACGGTTGTACTTCAAGTCTGTTGGGAACCAGTGATCTCCCGATATAATAAAAACATTTTTATTATTGTTTTGATCTTGGAACGCGGAGCGTTACATTACATTCAGAAGTCTGCCGATGGGCAGACATAAAATACAAACATTACACAACCGGCGGCCAGATCGTGGCGGCTAAGGGATAGCGAATGAAAAAAACACACTAAAAAAACTGACATTATTAAAATTGGTCGGCGCTCAGACTTCGACAGAAGGATGGGCTGTAGCTGACACCGCTGGCCGGCCAAAGAACCGTTCACCCGGTTCCATGATGTATACAGTGCAGTTTGCGTAGAAATAGTCCTGCTGAGCAGGCGTCATGTCCTTCAGCCAGTCCTCGTCCTCATTGGCTAGCACAATAGTTGAAATGCTTCTTGATGCGACCTTCTTCCTTTTGCCGTACTTCGGGTTTACAATGTAATCCTTCTGGCAGCCAATTAACTGCTTCCAGCAAGGACAGTATTTGAAAGGTATATCATCAATTACGTTGACGACTGCCTCTTCGTCATAAGAGGTCCAGGCTACATTGTTTTGCCAGTAATTATGTCTTCCCAGGCTTCTAGCCCAAGATGACTTTCCTGTCCTTGTTGGGCCGAGGATGTAGAGGCTTTGCTTTCTTGTGGCTGTAGAGTTCTGGATGTTGATGACATCCATTCAAGGTCAGATATTGCATCTTGTAAGGTGAGGCAGTTAGGATTTGCAAGCATGTAGGCATTTGGACTCACCTGGTAGAGATTGGTGTTCAACCAGTCTTCTATCGATGTCATGTTTAGTAAATCTGGTTGTGACGGAGGATGTGGACTGGTGTATATTTCATGTGTCTCAGGGAACAGTTTGTTGGCTGAATACTCAAAGTATTGCAGCTTGGTTGCCCACTCGTAGGGGAGTGCCTTCTGAAGCATGGAAAGGTACTCTTGCTTTGAGGTGGAGTGCTCAATGATATCTCTAACGATATCATCCTTGGAAGGTTTAGGCTGTTTTGGCTCAGTCGAAGCTCCAAGAAAAGTTTTTTTTCTTGGGATAAATGTACCTTTCTCCCAAGTATTGACTGGGTTCTTCAGGATGTACTCACGTACCTTGTCAGAGCTCTTTGCACTCTGAATGTTAGGATGAAATCCAGAGATGTCGAAGAACCTCTGGTTGCTTGTGTAAACTGGCTTGACGCTCTGTGCTAGGGCGTGTAGATGCCAGTCTCCATCTTCATGTGTTTCTCGACTTACAAGGATGTAAGCAGGATTCCATGGCGCAATGAGGCTCCATAGTTCCAAACCTACAGCCTCTGGCTCTAAGTTGCAGTGTGGGTATGTGAGGAAGGTGTTGACGTTGCGATGCTTGAATCTACGGCTAGGATTAGTGCTCTCATCTGATCCTACCGCTTCCATTGAGCTGCCTGTGCGGATTTGGAGCCTCAGAGAACTCTCCTACAGATTTGCGTTTTAGAATACCGCACTGCCTTGCGGCTTTTATAGACTTGTTGCTGGGCCGGGCCTCCATTTTTTGGTGGGCCGGAATGAGAAAGCGCAAATCTAATATT